TCATTTGATCCTATCTATGGTTTGATCCAACTCAGCCACGTTTGTATGAGCGTAGCGTAGCACCATGCTCAGCGTCTTCCAACCACCGAGCTTCTGTAGCGCGCCAAGGTCACGGTTAGCTTGATAGTGCCACGTTGCCCATGTGTGTCGGCAGTCGTGTGGATGGAAGTCCGTCAGCCCTGCTCTGCGAACTGCTCCTGCAAATCCCTTCTTGATGCGATCTCCTGCGGAGACATCGTTCGGGTCGTCTTCATCGAGCGGTCGGTATGGTTCTCCGTTTGGCTTGGTGAATACATACCCTTCCCGAAGATTGCGTCCTCGTAGAGCTTCAACAACACGTGCATGTAAAGGAACACCGCGACTCTCTCCGTTCTTAGTGTTGATTAAGTCAACGTGCCTACGATCTAGGTCCACGTTCTTCCAATCGAGCCACAGTGCTTCACCGCACCGTGCGCCAGTGTAGAGCAGGAAGATGACGAGTGGACGCAATGTACTAGAACACTCGTCGATCAACCTGTTCGCTTCTTCTGTAGTGATCCAACGTACACGCGGAGGCGGATCGTCGGGACGCTCTATCTTGAAGCCGATGCACCATCCCCGCTTCGCAGCGTGCTTCAGTATCGCCGAGATAGGCGTGTACGCTTGTCGGTTCAGTGTTGACGTTGCCTGCGTCGGATAAATCTTCCGAGCCGCCACGTCTATCTCGTGCTGACCTATCGCAGCTAGCTTCATAGTACCGAAGTGCTTGATGATAGGCTCAAGATATTTCTGTTCGCCACCGGCTTCGATGTAGCTCAGTGCGGCCTGACTGAACGTGGCTACTGCACGCTTGCCGTGGATGCTCTCTTCGAGCAACTCTGCTTCGCGCTTTGCCTTGAACTCGTTCGCGGCTTTCTTGTCGCTGAGAGCAATGCTAGTGCTCTCGAATACGCTGATGCCCCTGACGGTGCCGCGCAAGTACCAGTACGGCGAACCGTCGCGCTCCTTGAGCTTGAGCATCTGCTCTCCTGTGTTAATCCATCCTGTATCTGAGCGATATGCTCGTGAGTGAATAGCTTGCGACACCCGTTCGGGTAATAGAACGGATGCCGCTTGATGATGTCCCTGAAGCTGCGCTCGCTAACTCGTAGCTCTTGCGCAGCTTCAGTGAATGTCAGTGCAGGCAACTAGGTCTCACGCTCTGTCGATGACGCCGGGGATGTAAGCGGTTGCCAACCGGAAAAGCCTAGATATTCTTCATCCATTACTGGGCACATCCGGTATCCAGAAATCCGCACGCTCACAGCGTGTGCTGTTTGAGACAGGAAGCGAAATAACCCTTCCAGTTGAAACCTGCCCGCGCACTCGGTTGAGTTCATGGGCCAGCGTCTCGTGCGAGGAGATCAACGATCCGATAGGATCATCGCCGCCCCCAATGCCCTTGTCGCACCACCAGTTGGCTACCCGCGCTTGGTCGGTTGAGTATGGCAAACCGGTCTCTGGCGGAACTTGGGATAGTGCCGCAATTGCTTCTATCATTTCATGCGCCGCTAGTGATGGGTGTGCCCACCCCATCGCCGAAAAGCCCCGAATGAGGACGTATTCGAGGTTCGGGAGCGCAGTCCCGTCACCCGGATCGACTTCAACTGAAGCGATGTCTCTCACGATGTCAGTCATTGGTTGAGGGCCCGTAATGCGGCGAGCCGCATGAGCCTGCGCCGCTCACGATCCTTCTCAAGATCGATAGCGAGCTTGCTGATGTCGGCCCATGCCCAACGCTTCGTAGCGTTCCAGAACTCGCGACGACGCTTCGGCGTTATGATGACATCTGCGAAGCCCGTAGCTTCATCACGACGCTCAGCACGCATGCGCTTCTTTATGCCAGAGTTGTCGGCAATGTAGCACCGACCTAGCTTCAGGTTGCGCTGATTGCGATGCTTCGAGACACGCGCAGGAGGACGCTTCGTGGTGAAGTGCCCGATGATCTGCGCGTCACTCAGGAAGTTACGCGCAAGATAGTTGAAGACGTTACCGATCATGCCGCCCTCGCCGCTTCAAGGTCAGCCTTGCTGACGAACATGCTCATTGTCAGATGCTTCTTCGGCTTACGCCGCTGCGCTTGAGCGTCGAGCAAACCGTCGCGAAGATTGACCAGAGCGAGAACCTGCTCGTTGGACAGCCAGTCGGCCACGGTACGGCGAGCAAGTCGAGCGTTGCCTGCATCGAGAAGACGCTTGCTCTCCTTGGCGGTCTCCTGCGCTTCCTTGTGACCATCACGAGCGATAGTCATAGCGATGCGCTTCGCAGCGAACGGGTCGCTCTTGTTGGCCTCTGCGTGCAGAGCGATTGCAGCCGAGCGGCTGAAATGCGAGCGGCGATTGTTCTTCGGCTTAGCCATAGTCGTGGTTCTCCGTGAATGGATTGTGGTTATGCGCAGTAGCCGCCGTGCGTCGGCTTGTAGGCTTTCGCCGTGACAAGCTCGCTCTCAGGCGTGGCGACGTAGCCATTAGGCTGACCGTTCACGCGCTGGCGTTCTTCAACGCGCTTACCGTGCGCCTTCTGTTGCAGCGAGCGGAACGAAGTGACGATGCTGGATGGCTGTACGTTCATGTTCATTGGTCTTCCCCTTGTGTGATCTGGTGATTAGTTGCTGACGCGCTTCTCGACGTAGACGAGGCCGCCTCCGATACTGATCTTGCTGATCTCGAACTCGACTTCGATGTCATCCCACAGCATGTACGGATGCGAGGTACGGCCCCCGACCAATAGCCGGATGAAGCCGCCGTTAGCGCCCGCATAAATCTCACCCTTGCGCTCGAACAGCTTTGCTTGCTTGTACACGCCGCTCTTGGTGTTGCGGATCACGGTCTGCTTGTCTTCGATTGCACTAAAGAGCATTGATCCCTCGTATGTTGTTCAGTTGTAGAAGCGGCACTCGCACATGAGCGGCAGTGCTCGAACGTAAGCCTTGGCCGATGCACGATCAGCAGCTCGAAAGAAGTCGTCACGCCTGAAGGCGTGGCCGGGATCGTCTTCGCAGAAGAAGTAGTAGAGGCGCTGACCAGTACCGAAGTAGCGCCCCATGTCGTCATAGCCTCCGCTGTTCAAGCGAACGCGCTGAAGCGTCACCTTGCCCTTGTAGTTGTGCGGATTGCCTACAGCCATTGTTACCCCCATTGCCGAATAGCGATGCACTCATGCACCGGAACGTCAGCTTTGTTGCGGATGTTGTAGTCGTCGCGATGCGCCTTGCGCGCATCCCATGCCGTGGCGGCGTGGATGATCTGCCACTTATCCGGGTCATGCGCCCAGTAGCATTTGTAGGTGTTCTGCTCAGTCATTGCTGAACACCCACAAGTCGCCGTCATGACGAGCGAACGTAATGCCGTCGTGCTCCATGTCACGAGCATACGCTTCGTAATCGAAGTAGTTCTTCACCCAGTCCGGTACACCGTCGAACGCACAGGTATCGTCGAGGTACTGTGCAGCGAACTCAGCTTTGGTATCAGCCTTGCCCATAAACGCATCACGAGCACGATCAATGTCAGCATCGCTATCGACGTTCTCTCGGTACACTTCGAGCAACTGCCGGTCGTCTTCGTCGAGCGCAATCCATGCGAACAACTCCTCGCTCACGCTGCTCTCGCTGTAGTACGAACGAGGGAAGCCCTCGAAGTCCTGAAACATAAGTTCAGGATCAGCCTCGTCTTTGTGCAGTTCTTTGCACGCTTCAAGGAACGCATCCTTGTCGCTGTAGTCGTCGAGGTCGAGCCATGCGCCCTTGATCGAGCCGCTGTTGTATTTGGCGTATGTGCCGACGTAGAGACGTGGCGTGCTCATGTCATCCTCTGGCGTGAGAGTTCATCGCGGATTGCTTCAGTGGTCTCGTGAAGCTTCGTGTACCAGTCGCTGTTAGCGACAAGCGTGTTGCCCTCGAAGCGATACCGGCCCTGTTCAAACAGAGCAGCGTCGAGCGCATTCAGCACGCTAACGAGCCGGTTGCCCGAGATAGCAAGCGTGATAGTGCGATCCGCGCCATTGTCAGGCGCAGCGAGTTCAGCAGCGGTCATGACTATTCCTCCACCAGTGCAGTGTACGTGTAGCAATCAGCAGCGAGCGTGCCGCAGACTCGGCGTGCGTCGTGCCAATTGAGGAAGCCAACGTCGTCTTCACATGAGCATGGAGTTGCGCCTAACCACTCAATGAACTTGTCGGCTTGCTGTATCTCTTCTTCATCCAGCCCTGACGCATCGCCATTGATGAAGTAACAGGCCCAGTACGAGGGCGCTGTGCCGGTAACTGTTATGAGAGCCATGTCAGCCCTCAATCTGTGAGCCGGGTATCATGAAGCGCATGTGCTCGCGCCAGTAGCCATCCTCGAAGCTCTCGAAGACGATGTAGTCAGCGTCCGGTAAGAACAGGACGTGATATCGATGATGCTTCATCGGAACGCCCTCCGCTCATAGCTACGACGAACGCGGCGATTGCAGTACCCGTAGTACATGCCGCGTCCGATCTGGATCAGACACAGCACGAGGCACGAGAGCGGCACGAAGAACACGACGAACAGAAGCCAGAAAATATCCATGTCAGCCTCCCAGTGTGTGACGGAATACGAGACAGCCGTTGTCATCGCCTGTGACGTAGCCACAGACCTTGACGCCACCGATTGAACAGAGCGCGGGAATTGAAAAGAACGTGTCCGCATGTCCGGTGATAGTCACCGTGCGGCGCATATCGCCTGCCATGCTTTCGATGCGGCAGTTCTCAATGCGGGCGAGCGTAGGTCCGCCCATCCAATCGGCGTACCAAAGTTTCGCGCCGTCAGTTTGCGCGTCGTGACGATCCGAGCGGAAACGCATGTGTCCCTCCGAACGCAAAAAGGGCGCAGACTGAATTAACAATCTGCGCCCGGTTGAATGGTAGCTGTAGCTTAGACGGTCGCGGGCTTGAGCTTCGCAAGCGAATGCATCAGCGCGGTATGCTTGCCGGTCGCGCCGGTTTCCTTCTCATCCTTCGCGAGCTTCTTGATAATTTTGTCAAGCAGCGCGGCCACGTCCACCGGCACATACACCGGCTCAGGAGAGAACATCCAGAAAGGCTCAAGCATAGCGCCCTTCACGTCGCACGCCTTGCCCTTGACGAACGTAACTTCGTCGCCGTCGATCATGACCGGGCCGAACGCGACGAACCAATCCTTCAGCGCGTTCTTCCGCGTCATGTCGGGGCACGCCACAAGCAACTCAGTCACGAGCCGAATGTCGCTGTGCTTCGCCACATGGTCGAGCACGGAGCACGCGGCCTGATGGATATCCTGTTGCAGCGTTTGGCCGCGACGATGGATGCTCACGAGCGCGGCCTTGATGGCCTTCTCGCCAACGAGCAGCTTGACGGTAGCCACAACGGGCGTAGCGGGCGCAGTGGTAGCCTTGGCAGTCTTGGTCATGCGAGTAGCCTCTTCTGGAATGAACGCACTGATGGCGTCGTCTGGTTAGCCTAGCTACCGGCTAGGCGCGGTCGCTTAGATCGCGTCGCGCAGCTTGGCATCGCGGCGACGGCGCATAGCTGCGCCGGTCAATACCGCGTCCTCAAGGCAATCCGTGTAGTACGCGGCCTTATCGTCGCGAGCTTCGAGGAAGTTCACGCGATAGTCACCGTGGCCGGTATTGCGCAGCGTCATGCGGTTCACGCTCATGCGCTGATGCGCTTCTCTTACAGTCATGTTCATAGCCGTAGCCCTTAGTTGGTTATGCGAGCATACAGTAGGCGTGCCAATAGCCACGCGGTACATCCGTGCGTGGTACAGACAGCTTGCTAGCCTTGTATGCTCACATAACCAACTAGGCGCAGTTGTAGCGTTCCCCGTATCCCTACAGTGAACGTGCGTCTAGCTGGCTGCTATGTATTGATTTGCGTATTTATGAAGTGCAGTATTTCACCCGCTTGTTTCCTGTATTCACACTAGAGCCACCCAATATAACCATTGGTGCAATCGGGCCATTCCCTAGTGCTACTCTTACAGTTCGCGCGCTGTTAGTTCCTGTACTGGAATAAGCCTATAACAACCTTGGCATTGGCATAGTTATAGCGCGTGCTTATTCCATGCGGACAGTCGGCCTCCCACAAGTGCGATGCACATTCCGCCCGTATATCAACTAGCATTAAGCGCCGCCGCATTGGCCGGTCACAAAGGACACTTAGCGCGCACTAGTCACGGTCGGAACGCACGGCATAATGCGTGGTTCCATAAATCCGCATATACTGCCAACCCTAAGTATCGTGCAGGGACTGAGGTTCTTAACCTAAGTATGCGCCCAATAAGGGATCATTATTGCGTGTCTTACCATGTCACGCCGCAGTAGCAGTATATGCTGCTAACCCATTCAGACTATCAACCCTAGTCCGATCAGTAGGCTTATTCAGTAGATACGCTGACGAGAGAGACAGTAAGAACCAAGCAAGTCGCCGGAGCAGTTAGCTAAGAGGTTCAAACCGTCGCTTCGTTGCGACAACCAAACAATAGCATGTTTCGTTCTGTGGAATAGCTATTGTTTTGATCCGTAGCTATCGAAAGGCACAGATACCGGCTTATGTAATTGATTATACGAGTATAATAATCTTATGCGGTATCTGTAATTGTATCAGCATGATCTAGTGTTTTGATACGTATTTAGTATCTGTACAGTACTAGATCGATCATGGATAGTATATCTAGATCAATAGCTTAGAGGCATAGCAAGGCTATAGCCTATGCTATCAGCTATGTGTAATTCCATGCTGGATTGGTTATACATACTAGTAGGCTCTATTCGGCCTAGATATGTATTCAGATAGCTATATATGAGCTAAGTATCTGATTAGCTTATTATAATTCTGTTAGACCGATACACCTAACGATGTACCGTTCTATATTCCTAATAGGGAGGGAATGGCCTAGCAGTCCGGCTTAGAGCCAAGGGATAAGCTAGGATGACAGAAACAGATGCCCGAGCTTGTATGCCCTAGCCGCCCATAAGGCTAGCTTGGCTTATCCTATGATTATCCTGATAGGCATAGTGCATACCCTGCCCGGCTATTGACTACAGATGATAACTCAGATACAAACCGGATTGCACTATAATGGAAATGCTTGGCTATAAACATGGCTAGGCATGGGGGAAACTGAGCGCGCGACTTGTGTTAGATACCCCCACGAATTTCCCCCTCGTTTTCGCGATCCCGCTCTCCGAAAAATCTGCGGAGAATAGCTGGGGTAATCCCCGCATAGCCCGGTTCGATCTGAGGACCGCCGAGGCTTAGCAGCCAGACTCGCCTGTGCGTTATTCCTGACCGGGAGCTACCCAAGTAGCCACGCCGAGAACGCCTCTCCATAGCCCTCTATTTGCCTTCCCGGCCGAAGTGTGATTCTACTCCGGTGCGCCACCGAATTGCCGGGACGCCAACAATGGGGTTACTGACGATGAAGCACACTGGTTCGTCGAGTGGGAGGATTTCATCACCGCTGGACCGGCTGGAACCTCACCGCCGACCTTTCCCGCCATCACGCTTCACAACTCGACAATTGGTCCGCTTGCGGATTATCGACGCGTCCCGTACGGCCTCAATTCGCCTCAGGTCTCTGCTCTACCGTTTAGGGCTTCTTCGCTGAACGAAAACACTAATGGGAGGCCGGGGTTATTACGCCCCGGCCAACCAACTAGGTTCTATACATCCACCGAAGCAACGCTAAGGTACCGGCTACGACTATAACGTACGTAGCAGATAACAGTAGTAGCGTAAGCAGTACGGTGAAGACCACGTTACACCAAGTCGGTGTACGAGACCGCCACGTCAACAGACGCGCTGTTCCACGCAGTCACTGCGTCGATGTACAGAGTACGGTCGGCAGCGGTGTTCGCGCCGCCAATCAAAGGCGAGTACGCAACGAGAGCGGACGCAGCGACGGCACCAGCCGCCAGAACATCGGTGCCGCCGAGGGTCGTACCGATCTTGATGCCGCCAGTAACGGCGTTCGCCGTGTTGTTGCGGATGTAGATGCGCTCGACCACGGCACCCTGCGGGATGACCACGGAGCCAGCCGCCGCGATAGCGAGGCCGCGCTTCACACCGTGGATCGGGGTGGCAGCAGCAGTGAAAATATCAGCCATTTTAGGTAATTTGTCCTTTAGGAACTTATGTGATACATATGCGTTGCTTTACAGCAACCGAGATACAGCGCCTGTACTGACCGCGAGGTCTTACTGGGGCGCGTAGGCGGGGAGCATCAGGCCCTAACCGGATGCTCCCCGCCACTTTTATTAGACCTTCTCAGCCGGGAGCGGAGAGGCCACAGCGTTGATGCGCTGGCGCGGGTCTTCCGAGCGAGCAGCGATCTTCGCCACGCGGGCTGTCACAGCATCGGCATCGGACTTCAGACGCGCAGCGGAGTGCGCGGCGATGATGCGCAAGGTCTGCAACAGCAGCTTGTGCTTCTCCTTGTTACCACGAACCGAGCTTGAAGCCCGTAGACCGGCCTTGCGAAGCTCCGAAGTCATACCCCAAGGGTCCAACGGAAACTCGACCAGTGCAGGGTTCGTAGAGACCTCTGCGGCCTCCTTCTTTTCTTCAGACAAGTTATCTCCTGTGCGGTTTATCGTATACCGCGATTGAATTTATCTAGTGCATTAGGCGCACGGAATGATTTGCCGAATGAGCCCGGTAGTCTTCGTCCGTCCCCTAGTGGGTTGGACATGAGCTTACGGTACGCGGCGTCCTTGGCAGCAGCCTTAGACTTCTCGTCGTCGATAGCTAGTAGCTCTACCCAGTGTCGGGCCGAACCAGCAATCGCGTCGAGCCTATCGTCATGTATCAGTGCCTTGGGGTCTCGTGTGATCCGGCTCATCTGCCACAGCCAACTGTACGTGCTCCGTAGATCGGCTGCGTACTTCTGGCATGTATCCCAGTCCTCTCGGATCAGGTCTTCGTGCACGATGAACTTGCCAGAGCCGATCATAGGCTCAAGCACGTCGATGATGCGTAGCTCCTTCTGTCCGCTCTCCCACACGTCCTCAATGCCGCACTTGTGCGCCTTGAGCAGCCGAGGTTGCCATGCGTGCGAGAGAGCCCCGTTGCCGAAGTTCTTCTCGATGTCGATGGTCGTCGGCTTCCATTTCACAGCCGCAGCCGTGAGCCAGTCTAGCTGCTCGTCTCCGTAGCCACCGTGGATGCCGCCAACGGCGACAAGGCACACACGCCCGGCACAGAGGCCGGTGATCGCGTAAGCAAGCTCGTCGCCATTCTGACCGCCGCCAGCGGGGTCAACGTACATATGGTAGCCGCTGATCTCTCCGAAGTCCTCTGCGGACTTAACGCGGTATAGACGATCCTTGATCGGGATGCCCGAGGGCAACAGGATCGCGGCATCATCGGTGCGCGCGAAGTTCACCGTCATCGGTGCCTTCTTCTCTTCGCGATCAAACGCGAGGAAGCGGATGTTGTTCAGCTTCAGCGGAAAGCGCATCGCGTCGGACAGCGTAGTGCTCAGCATATGCTGAAGCTGGAAGTACGCCGGGCCTTGATCGATCTCTTTCTTGATTAGGATGTCTTCACCGAGCAACACCGGGTCAATGACTTGCCCACGGTCGCCGGTAGGACCACCGCCAGTTTGCAGTGCCTTGGTGATGCGCGATCGAACCCACGGCGCGAGGTACGGGCCGTAGCCCGGTAACTCTTCGTCTGTCGGATAACGTCCAGGCCAGATGCGAATGTCGTAACCGCGTCCCGGCAATCCGTTGTATAGACTGTCGATGCTCTGCGGTGTACCTAGATACACGATGTCGCCGTTAGAACAGATGGACGCGAAGTCGAGCGTAAGATGCACGAGACGTGCGCGCTGATGTTGCGTCTGACTGTTCTTTTGGCTCTCGATGTCGTCGGCAATGAGAAGGTCTGCGCGCTTGCCCTGCATGTTCGATGTGATGCCGACGCACGCGAGAGAGGGAGACTTTTCAGGCCCCTTGAGAGTGTAGTGAACGTCGAACGCTTCGACCGATGCACGGTCGCCGTTCGATCTATCCGGCCTGAGACATTCAAGCTCAGGCATTCCGTTGATGATCTGAATGACCCAGTTCGCGATCTCAGTTGCCTGAGTGTCGCCAGCCGAGAGGATCAGAACGCGGGTGGTTGGATCGTGGATGAAGCGCCACACTGCATACGCCGCAGTGATCGTCGTCTTCGCCTGTCCGCGCTGCGCCTGTACCATTCGGTACTTCGGGCCGTGCGCGATGTAGTGTCCGATGTCGATCTGCACGTCTGTACAGATGAAGCCCATGAGGTCTTCGATGACATCAACTAGGAAGTCCTCGAAGTTCGCATAGTGCTTTTGCAGAAGCTCAAGCTGGTGCCAACGTTCGAGAGCCTGTTCAGTGGTCTCTCGTATGGCCAGTGTTGGCCTCCTTACGTAATGTACTTATTGGGACGCACGACAAGCGTGCGCCCTGTAAATTCATTCGTCAGTCAAATGCACGACGTTCCCAACGGCACGTCGCTTCTTGCTCTTGTCAGCGAGCCTCTGTTCGAGGTCGCTCATGGTGTTGCCTGCTTCCGGCGCACAAGTAATCTTGTTAGCGTCGAGGAAGCGCACCATCACAGAGAGCAGAGCCGGGTTTAATTCCGGCTCTTTGATGCCCTTGTCCGCGATGACTTCAGTATCCATGAGTGAGTATGCTTCTTGCGCCTTCTCGATATGATCGAGTGCGCTAATCATCACGTCAGCAACCTTGCTATGAAGATCACCGAGCTTGCTTTCCTTAGCGGGACCACTAGACACGTCCGAACCATCCTTTGATGACGCGCACAGCAGCCGGTACTTCCTTAATCAGTCGTGCGACGAGAAGGATGAAGCCGAGAACCTGTATGATCGTGCTCTGATTGTCTACGCATAACGCCAGCGCCGCCGCAGAGTACGAAGAGACTGCGGCGATGTATTCTTGAAAGTCCTGCAACCGCAGTCTCCGTTAGTACAATTATTGTAATTACGTGCCGGTAAATTCCCAGATGAGTTCTACCTCAGAGGAATAGATCATAGGCCCGGTAGTGCCGTTTCCGACTACTTGATGACAGATAAACTTAGTTGTAGCTGTGTCGAGAAGCAACTGTAGCGCAGCAGTAACATCCACTGCATCTACGACAGGGGTTGTAGTGCTCGCCCGAGTAAAGCTCGTCAGATGTACGACATTAGTAGGTCCACTATCTGCCTTCGCTAAAGCAACACCATTTGGCGAGGCTGTAGTAGCATTAGGATTCCACGCCACCACCCAACGCGCACTATACAACCTACATCCGGTTATAGTTGATCCGTTGAATTGAACCGCGCTGGCAGACAAAGCACTACCCGGAAACGCCCATGCACCTGACGACGTTCCGTTTGCAGACGTGGCGCTGTGTCTGATGATAGTCAGCCAGCTTTGTGTGCGTATGATCTTCTTAGGAACCCATATACCCGCTGCATTAAGGTAATCACCATCTGTGATGTCACCGGCTGTAGGTGCCGGTACAAGTCCCTTAGTGCCTGAAGAAAACACTGGTAGCATAGCCGCTGCTTCCGCAGGGGTTATGTCTGTAGGCGGCGCGGTTGCGCCTGTGTTATTCGCCTTGAATGTGTTAGCTGGCGCAGGACCGGCACCAGCACTTGCAACCGCATCCTGCACGAATTCAGTAGTAGCAAGTTGCACCGTGTCAGTACCGGGTGCGGCAGTCGGTGCAGTCGGTACGCCCGTGAGTACTGGCGAGGCTTTGTCAGCCTTGGTACTGAGCGCAGCCAGAGTAGTGTCGCGAGCGTCTTCAGCCGCGCTCTGCGCGGTCTGCGCACCAGTCTGTGCAGTCACCGCGCCTGCTTGAGCAGCCACAGTCAGCGCAAGCGTGTCGCTTGCCTCAGACGCATCTGCCTGCGCCGCTGCTGCGGCGGTAGTAGCAATAGCAGCCTGTACGACTGCGGTCTCGCCTGCGTCAATAGCTACATCAGTAACCGTATCGACGTATACCTTAGTGGCAACATCATTCGCAGCAACAGGCGCACGTACATTAACAACGCCGAACCCGCCTGCATCTAAATCTTGAGTAAGAACAGAGAAACGTCCGTCGAGAACTTCATGCACAGCCATCATAGCTTGCTTCTGAGCAATCATTAGATTGTCTTCGTCAAACTGATCGCCGTTATTGTAGTCTACGCGTAGCGTGTCTTTGTCTACGGTGCGCTCAAATACTATCTGAACACCGTTGCCGGGGATTGACCCGCCGACTTGAACTAAGTTCGTAGAAAGGAATGTCAGCGTCCTATAAATAGGATTGCCACCACCATCAACTTCTGTACCAACACGGCACGTAACATCGCTCTCAAGCAGATAGTCTAGTGCGAAGTTCACAGCGAACTGGTTGGTGGAGCCGTTGCCTGTAGCTACGACCCTTGAATAGGCCATCTAGTAACTCCTTGTATCTCCTAATAGGGAGGTACAAGGGTCACTAGTGGCGATAAGTCTTAGTCTTTCAATGAGTTCAGGAAGTACGTGATGCCGTATGCCTTGCCGATAATAGGCGTAGCCTGTAGCGCACGTACATCGTTGTTAGACCAGTTACCTGTTACAGCATGACCAGCGATAGCAGGTATGTTCAGCATACTGTTCAGCGCGCTCAGCGATGCTGGTGTACTGAGGATCGTACCCGGCTGACCGCGAGTGCCACCGAACGTGTTCAGCTTCAGTGCTTCGAGCCCGAGCATCTCTGCGACTGGATCGGACCACATGGGCATCCAGCCGGTCATGTTGCTGTAACCGATAGCGCCTCGCGCGATCTTGTCGAGTGTCATGTTCTGCGTGTTACCGTTGATGCCCTGCTTCACAGCGTAGGCAGCAGCAGCAGTAGTAAGCCCTGCGAAGAACGTGCCGACGGCTTGACCATCCTGTAGGCGCACGTTACGCAGTGCCTGCTTCTCAACAGCCAATAACGAGAACGTCTTCATGTGGAAGAACAGAGAAGCGATACCGTCCTTGTGAAACAGGATGCTGCTCTCGCCTGCCATCGCCTTCTGCACAACTTGGTTGACGTGCCGGTTCAGTGCGAGCGTGAAGTCTTCTGCATCCTTGGGATTCCACTTATGGAAGTTCGCCTTGTAGAGCGAACCGTCTCTGAACTCGACTGCGGCTGCGCGTCTCCCGCCGACTGACGGGTTCACGTACAGGCGTTGGATGCGTGCATACAATGCAGGATCAAGCCCGATATCCGCAGCGCGTGCCGCGCTCAAGTCATTAGCGAGACCGGCCATGTTACGCATGATCTTGTCAGCAGCCGACGTAACAGCAACGCGCTGCTGGAAGTTACGCACCTGAAAGTACAGTGACGTGTAGCCCTGTAGATGCTGCGCGCTATTCAGCGTGCTCTGCATCTTCTGTGCGAACCATGAAGAACCTGGCCCTTGCCTATCCATGTCGAGGTTCAAATCGTTCCTGAAGTATCTGTTCTCAGGAACCATCACGCCCATGTGTCGCAATTCCTTGGACAGTTCGGATTGCGGGTTGATCGCATTGCCGCGCATAGCGCCGCCTGCGTGTTCAAACCAACGCTTCAAACCGACCGAAGACATCTGCGCACCAAGCTCCGACATCTGCGTGAGACCGAGTTGCGGTAGCAGCACGAGGTTCGTGAGCTTCTTCATGGATGCGTAGAACGGACTAAGGCCGCCTGCGATTGCTCCACCGAGGAAGTTACTGAACAGCGCGTCGATGTCGTCTCCGGTAAGATGCTTGTCGCGGTCTACTAGATCGTTGAACTTATCGAGCTTCGATCCGTTGCTCATGACGCTAGGTCCGCGTGCAGCCTGCTCTGCGAGGATCGCTTCCTTGATGGCGGCGATATCCGAGCGTGACGCGATGCCCTTACGAGCGAGCGCCGCTGCGCCTGCGGTGTTTCGCACACGTTGCGCCAGCATACCGCCGACATCATTGTCCACGAGGTCAAGCATGCTGACGCCGTTCGAGGCAGTGAAGCGCATGTCGATGTCGATACGCTGCTTCGTGTGCCCTTGCTGCCCGCGTACTGCGGCTTCGCCAGTCAGCTTGTCTATCAGTCGCGCGGTCTCGGATGCGCTAACGCCATTCGCGCGTAGCGTATCGGACAGGAACTCTTTACCGTCTCCCTGAAGGATGCCGATAAGGTTCGTATCCATACCCTGCTCGTTACGACGCGCGCGGTTCACAACAGCCGACGCATACACCTTCGCGTCGTCGTACTTCATGTTGTGCTGTCGAACGTAGGCTTCAGCGACGGCTGCAATGATGTCGTCAACGGATTTGCCCGCATGGATCATCTTCTCCATGCTCGCGCCGTTCCACTTCTGAGGCATGTAACCAGAGTAGTGATCGAAGAACTCGTAGCCCTTGATCGAACCCTCGCCCGGTCTGCCCTTACCGATCTCGACATCCTTCTTGTGGAAGTCATCAATAGCATCAGCAGCCAGCTTGATTGACGGCGGGGTGCCGCGATCAGTGCCCGGAGGATCGTAAGCACGGCCAGCCATTTCAGCCTGTACTTCCCGATTGAAACGTTGCCGGTGCTCAGGCTTGAAGCTGTCGAATGTGCTGATGCCGTTCTCTTTGTCCCATAGCTTGCGCGTAACGTCGTAGTGCTGAGAAACGATGCCCAACTGGTTCTTGTACATTTCCATCAGGTTCGCAGCGGATCGGTTGTTACGCACGATACCGCTTGCGCTCTCTAATAGATCGTAACTCAGACGCTGCGCGACAATCGAGCCAGAGCGCCACAGCCTGTCGAAGTCTGTAGCCATCGGTGACGCTGCGATCATGTCGTGCATACGAGATGCCCACTTAGCTACAGCATCGCCGGCTGCACCGTTCGCAGCCACGCCCACGTACTTGTCATTGTACTCGTTGACGATGCCTGTACGGTTCGCCCAGTTGCGTGCAGCGGTAATCATCTGCGTGATACGCGGGCTTTGAATGGTCGCGACGGAGCCTTGCGATTGCATCTGTCGTGCGCCGATTGATCCGCCCTCTTCGCCCTGAATGTCGCGCATCGTTGTACCTGTCGGCACAGCACGCGGGTTCAGTTCGTCGAGACTGATCGTCTTGCCGACGCCAACTTCAGTATCAGCAGGAATGTGGATTATCTCTTCGTCGTCGAAGTCGCCACGCATGTCCTTCGGTTGGTCGCGTAGCTCCGTCTGCTTTGCAGCAGCGGCTTGACTACCATACGGGTCTTCGTGCGGATGTGCTTCCTTGCGTATGTCGTGCTGTGCAAGCGGTGCGCCGTCAGCAACGTACTCGTCGAAGTCTCGGGTAACAGCGTGAACGGTATCGTTCGTAACGTGCTCAGTGCGGTTCTTCCTGAACCCGCCACCGGCAGCGCCGAACACCAATCCACCGAGACCAGCAGCGGGAATGCTCGTCCAGTCGCCAGTGGTGCCAGCCTCGAACGCTACGGTCTGTGCAGCGGCTTGTGTAAGCGCGCCAGTCGCAGCGGAGCTAGCGAGCTTGCCCCAACGGGTAGCCAAGATGCCGCCCTTGAATGCAGACGACGCGCCACCGGACAGCACCGCGAGCGGCGTATCAAGGTCAACGATGCCTGCGAGGCCAGCAGCAACGAACGTGCTGAAGCCACCGCGCCGAGCAAGTATCTCTTGCTTGCGTAGTTCGTCGTTCATGTCGCTGAGTATCAGGTTGGCTTCATTCTCGGACGTAGCCAGATGATACTGCATTTCGAGTTCTTGCGGGATACGGTCCCGGTTGCGCGTGATGAAGTCTTGCGCCTTGAAAGTCGGGTCGGGCGGCGGCGACAATGCTTCGCGCTCAGCCCGTTTGTATAATTCATAAGCCCAGTTGCCGCCGCTCGTGAAGGACTTGCTCACGCTGTCTGCGAATAGCTCTACGCTATCCGGTACAAATGAACTGCCATCGACTACCGTATTCGCTTCGTCTTCAAGTCGGTTGGTCTTCGATGTCGGTTCGCGGCCGAGTGTATCTTGTTCTGATACCGTGATTAGCGGAGGCGTCCCCGCCGATGGCAGAAGACCCGTAGGGTCGTCCACCGGATCAATAAATTCTGCCATAATACTCCTTGTGCTGGCCCATGCGAATGCACAGGCCAGCCGGTTAAGTTACTTCAGTTCGCCAACAATGTTGTTGTAATCGGCAGCAGCATCTTTGATTGCCTTAGCCGTACCCTTGAACATACTGTTCCAAGTAGTTGCCCATGAACCGGGCGTCGTCTGTTCCTTCGCGTACTCAGCACCGATAGCCTTCACGTTGAAGTGCCTTGGTGAGCCGATGGTCTGCTTCATGTCGCGATCCTTGTATAGATCGACGGTCATGATACCGAGTTCAGCATTGTACGTGATGCTCACAGGCGGCCCATCTGCACGAGAGCCCTTGTAGTTGTCCACGCTATCGAACGTGCCGGGAGAGATTGCCTTGGCAATACCTTGCGGGCTGAATTGACGGTCGAACGTGCCGACAGCACGGACAGCGTTTGCCACGCTGCTGTTCTCGCGATCAGTATAGGACTTGCCCCAAATCTTCTCGCCGTTCTTTCTGATGTACGAAGAGATAGCATCCTCCGCAGCGTTAGGGCCGAAGCCTGCTACGCCCATCGCCTTGTCCAGTTCTTTACCGGGCTTGGTGATGATAAGGTTGCCCATCACAGGCGTAGAGTTCGCCTGCAAATCGTCGAGTGCTTTCTTCAAGGACACTTCGCCATTCTCGCGAGGCTCTTGGAAGTGGTACGCCTCTGCACGGTTGATGACGTAGTTCTTAGCGGTCGCGTTGTTCGTTAGGATGCGTTCGCGCTCGTTCTGATCTCCCGTAGCGAACAAGCTATTCAAGAAACCGGGATGCGTGCGTTCAAGCAGAACCTTGTCCAAGTCCACGTCGAGCTTCTGACGCCACACCACATCCTTCTGTATCTTGTCGTTAGGATCGCGGTTCGGATCGTTCAGTATCTCGTGCGCCTTCAGCAGCGCCTGCTCTTTAGACAGCGTGCCCTGATCGAGCAGCACCGCGTGTTCAAGCAAGTTGCGTGTAGGCTCGTCACCAACCACCTTCGAAAGATAGCCGGGATTGAGACCGGGCGTCGTGCTCAGCGTGAGATACGTGTCGTATGCCTGCACAGCGGCAGTCTTGACAGTACCGTCCTTGCTGATGATGTTGCCGCTCAGTGCGCCGACGAACTGCGCCTGCGTCTGCTTGTCGATCACGCCGTGGTTCTGTAGCTCAAGGAATACCTTGCGCTCCATTTCAGGCTTGGCTTGCGCCGCAGTCATCTGACCCTTGCTAACAGCGTCAGCGTATTGCTTACCCCACCTGTCCTTGATCTGACGGATACCGTACTCTTCCGCACTCACCGTCTCCGGTTGCCCGGCATCGTTCGTGATCTTGACTTGACCAGTGAGGCCCTTGATACCGTAACCCTGCGCCTGTGCGCGAGCCACTTCAGCCTTGATACCGTCCTGCGCAGCCTTGTCCTTCGCAGCAGTGGTAGCTACAGTACGTAAGTGGTTCTGATACTGCTGACTATCAGAGAACATCTTGCCGACGATCTGCTGTACGTCCTTCTCAGTCGCGCCGTACTTGTTCGCGATCTTCTTGCCTTCTTCCGCCAGCGTCTTGAAGTCACCGCCTGTTGCGATCTGCTGGTACAGTCCACCTAACTCATTGAGCATGTCAGTGTCGGCCAGCTTAGACTTCGCTCCGCTCTCTGCACGGATTTTGTCCGCAGCATTAGTAGCGATTGCGCGGGCCTGTGCATCGTTTAGGAGACCACTCTTATGCCGCTTGTCGATGTCAGCCAGAAGGCTGTCACGGCTCTCGCCCCTCTCAGCCCGAGACTTGATGTCGTCCTCGAACTTCACGTTCTCGATGCTGAACTCCGTCAGCTTCTTGTCATCGAAACGCTTCTGCGCCTTGAGAACTTCGTCGATGTCATTCGGCTGTGCGCCTAGCTGATGCAGGATCGCCACGCCGCCCGCGTCACGGAACAGCGCATCGTTACCGGCATCGAGACCGCGACGCATAGCGTCAGCGACAGCCGCTGCCTTGTCCTTACCGTTCAAGCCGGTATAGCCACGGATAAGCTGCTGCACTTCATTCACACCGGCTGCTTGCGCAACGCCAGTGACGCCTACGCCTTCCTGTGAAGGAATAGCGTTGATGTCGCCCGGCGTGCCGGTTGCGATCGTGGTAGCCGTCACCTGCGGGGCCACAGCCGGACGCACAGCAGCGTCGCCAGCCTTACCTACGAAGATATGCCCGCCGATTTTGATGCGACCACCGCTGCGCGCTGTCTCGTCATCGAGCCATTTAGGAATGGTGTTCGATTGGGAGCCTTGCGCGACCAGAGCGGTCATACCGGCCGGGCTGTAATAGTGCGTAGCGCCGCCTGTCGGATCAACGTGCTTGCCTGCCATGACGGCATCGAACACTTCTCCCGCGCGCTCGTACATCGGGCTACCGGGTCCGTAGTTACGGACGAGGTTGTTCCCGCCAGCGCCAGCATTCCAAGCCGAGAATTGCTTCGGTTGAAGCGCCACGCCTGCTATGCTGTCGGGCCAGCGCGCGTCCGTGGTTCGGTTACGCATGACGTGCGCAACGGCGGCAAGTCCTTCAGCGCCTTCATTGGCGGCCTCGCCAAGCATGGTACGGATGCCGATGTCTCGGTCCCTCGCGCTAGGCTGCATCACCGGCCCAACGGGCACAGGCGATAAAGCTAGCGGCTGTCCGGGCTCACGCTTGGAAGCGGTAGCACTGGTTGGTCCGGTAGAGTACAGCATCGACGAGAACGACTTAACGCGTTCAACACGATTGTACTCGTTGTTCTTCAGAGCTTGCGCCTGCGCCAGACGTGGAGACATATCCTCGAACGCTGCACTAGCAACCTTGCGTGCATGAGGATCAGTGATGCCCGACAGTACGCTCTCGCGCTGCTGTTTAAGCTGCGCTGCGTACTGCTTCGGGTCCATCTGCTTACCGGTCTCATCCATAGCAACGGACTGTTCTGTGAACCAGTTGTTCACCTGATCGCGTGCCTGTAGAGTACGGTAGCCCTGTGCGGTGAACGCGTTACCACTCTCAAGCATCTGTGCTTCAGTGACACCGCTCTGATAGGCGATCTTGCCTTCAGTTATCCAACCGTCTTTCTTCTTCTCGAACTCCTGCGCCAAGAGCCCCTCGACACCCTGTAGCGCCTGCGTCAGACCGTCGTTAGTGGTCAGGCTCGCGGCGCTAGGGGTCGTCGGGGTCATCACTCCGCCCAACTGTAGCGAACGGTTAGGACGTTGTTCGCGCGCATTCGGCGCGAGAGGATCAGTAATGACCGCTCGCGTCCCATCGTTATTCGCCATAGTATTCCTATTTTGGTTTGCTGCTCTGCCAGAGCTTCGTCATATCTGTTGCGAAGTTCAGCGCGTAAGTTGCGGGATTGGGTTCAGGGATCGGGCTGTAGTCGATCTGCATCGAGGCTTGGAAGTCGCTCTGTAGTCGCTGATTGTCGATCTGCAAGTACTGTGCTTGTAGGTCTTGCTTGCGTCGAGACTGCGCCATAGTGGCGTTACGCTCTACGTCGAACATCACAGCGTTGACCGAGCGACCGCCTACACCTTCAGCAGCAGCCGCCACTTCAGCCTGCGCCGAAGTGAGGTACTCGCTACGTTCGATCTGGAAAGCCTGTTCCCTACTGGCGGCACTTGCAATGTTTTCATTCGTGGTGAGAATGTTTTGATTGTTCGCGTTCGACAGTTGCGTCATCGTATTCTTGTACGCCTGCCAAACCTGTTTCGCTTCCGCGTCTTTCTTGGCTTGACTGTACGACAGGCCGGTACGCAATGCAGCCAGCCCGCCGCTTAGGGCGAGGTCTGCCCACATTACTGTTTACCTCCTGAGTTAGCGATCCTTCGACCGCGCTTATTGTACTGTCCTACGTACTCGATGTCCGCGATCCGCATAGGAAGGTGGCTGTTCGAATACAGTTCGATCTCAGCATCGTTCACGTTGTACCGGAACGGAAGCGTAAACGTCTCACTGCTGAGCGACTGCACGCCGACAAGGTTATCCACGCTACCTACGATACGAGCATTGAACCTGACTTCAGGACCATCGCCGTACTTGGATCGAACTCGTCCAATGATTTCGCCGGTCTCGTCCAACACCACGCTGAACGATTTCGCACGGACCTTAGCTGAACCGATGACAACTCCATTCTCGTCCTTAACAGACGGCATGGTTGGTATGTACCGAGACATGAACCGTGTGCCGACAATCAAGTCACCACCAAGCATACTCTTCTTAAGCGTAACGACCTTACCAGTGCCGGGAACATCCACGATGCTGTCTATGGACACGATCAAACCCGGCGTCGGGCAATTGTCGCTCTGTACGCATACGAGTTCTTCATCCGCCAGATAGGCGAACGGCAGCACGAAGCTGTGGTAGCAATCTAACACGTCGAACCTCTGATCGAGGAACACCGGGTATCCAACTTCGCTACTGTCTTCTACGTCGAACGGCATACGTAGAAGGTAATGGTCAGTACCGATGCGCTGCACGAAGTACACAACGTCTTCGTCGAAGAAGCTGTACACGATCTCATGTTCGAACTTCCACGTATGCAGAGCAGACTGGATTTTCTTATCGTCCGCCCATATGTATTGGTAGATATAAACGTCGGTCTGTGTGTTGTTTGTATGTACGAGCAGCGTCTCGTAGTTCGCTGAGGCTGTAAGCAGCTTAGACTTACCCACGATGTACTTGTTAACGTGCTGCGTGATCGGTCGGCTGTCGTTGTTGTCGCCTGTGCTCTCCGTGAAGAACTCTCGGAGGCCAGTGAAGCGCCCGAAGTTCGAAGCGAAGAAAACGTTCTTACCCGCAGCCGCAGGCTTCGCAGCCAACTCGCTCTCAAAGCTCGTGGTCAAGACCAGCTTAGCATTCGCGGGAGTAAGCGCAGTGCGACCGAACACAACGAACTGACCCTTGGGTGAGAACACCGCGAGGTCTTTGTTGAATGGCACAGCAGCCAGCATCTGAGAGCTTTCGACAGTCGAGTTGATGTCGATAGGATCAGTATCGGCTAACGCAGAAGCCGACCCTTGCCAGAAATTCGTATACCGATGGGTACGTGACATGATGGCGTTCGATCCAGAGAGGAACACTGTCCTGCCCTGAAAGGCTGATACGTCATTGATCGTATTTCCGACGAAAGATGGATCAGGATTAGAAACATCTGTACCTACTGCACGAGGCTCGTATGCCTCACGAGAGAATGCAAATCCCGGCGAGTTGTACGTTAGCTTGTGCGGCATTGTTGCCTGATCGAACGCCGTGTTCGTATAGGGCGATGCAGCTTCCTTCCAGTATCCCGATAGACCGAACCCGCCACCGGGCGTCACGCTACCATCAAGCGAAGATACGATGAACTTGAACCACAGGTCTTTAGCCGTATCGGAGTTCTCTGCGATACGTACCGCGTAGTAGTGCGGGGCTAATCGAGGAAGATCGGCAATTGTAGTTACCGTGTCTGTGCATGTCTTTAGGTTTACACCGCCGGTGCCGTCAGACGACGTTAAAGTGAACGCGCCAGAAGGCTTCTTAATCCAGAATATGTCCTCCTGTATTCCGACACTCCATCCAGCACAAAGACCACTTGGAACGATGATAGACCCATTACCAGCCGGTGTTGTATAGCTAGCGTCGGTCAAGCAGCCTAGCAGTACGGCGGCTATGAACTGAGTAGCGACATAGGACGAGTCAGAGGCAACGCTACCATCCGGTGTTCTGTAACTGGCTGCCAGCACACCGTCGATGTATATGGCGTATGTTCTTCCATATGCTCCACCGAGAACCTGCATAACGGCTGCACTGTTGCCCGATGTGTTGAAGTAAACGGTTTTCGATGTTGTAATCGCGACAGTCACGCTAGGATTAACGACGATTGTATTGTCTTCGTCATCCGTACTGCACTTCATGTTGTCAGTACCTGCGAGGTACGCAACCGCGTCTGCGGCTACAGTGACCGTCTGTGCATTTGCGTTCAGGTCGAACACGTCAACGTCACCGTTCTTGAACATCGCCAAGAACTTGTTTCCGTCCCGCGTCTCGAAATTGTACCAGCCAAGCACATTGGAGACAGAGCCGAGATAGCCGACTAGATCGGTAGGCGGCCTGCGTCCCAATCCGTTCACGGCATCCGAAGTCATGTTCTCTTGTAGTGTAGACTGTCCGTCGAACCGATCTCTCGGTGCTTGCTGCGACACTCCCTGTAGCAGAGAGCCGAGCGATCCATCTACCTTCATCGGATACGTCCACCGACCAGATTAGGATTGCGAGAGCCGGTCGTGCCGGTGATACCGGACTGCAACCGAATAGCAGTCGGATTGTCGAGTGCATTAACAGCCAGCATCGTAAGCTCTTTAGCCTTCAGCTTCGCCCATGCGATAGCTGTCTGCTGCTTCAGTTCGTTCGTCTTGAAGCTGTCGCCGTCATCGTCGATGTACATAGCCTCGCGGGCTTTGTGCAATACGTAGCTAGCGGCTACGGACGGAAGACTGCCGATGTCCAATCTAGTAACAAGGTCAACAGTGACGCTCGTGTTGATAACATCGGTGTGCTTATAGGCGTCGTAAATGAAATTGCCACGTCGAGCGTAGCGCAATTTCTCAGCAGGAGTTTGGTACTCCACGTCCGATACTTGCATGTCGAGCGCCGCAGCCGGGACGGCCACGCGTCCCTCACTATTCGGGACCAGCTTACTTCTGTATTCGCGATTGAACCACCAGCCAGTCTGCTGAAAGTCAATGTCCTCTGTGTCGAGAATGCGCGAAGCAGTCTGTACAGATGGGTGCGTGGACGTGGTAGAACTCACACCGCTCTCTCCGACTACGGAGAGCATAGAATTGATAATGGTAGCGCGGTCCACTTTGTATTCTCCAATGCAAAATGCCCGGTCCCATACGGGACCGGGCTTTGCGTGTAGTATAGATTAGGCTTTGAACACCGCGCCGCAAACGTCGGGACGGTTGATCGAGACGCCGAATGCGAGGAAGCTGTCGATGAACCACTGCTTCTCTTCGCGGTTGAACCAGATGTCGCTCTGAAGCGGAATGGTTTCACCAGCGAGGAACGACTTCGGATGCAGGATGACCGCAACGGCCTTCGCCTGCGCAGCCGACACGTCGTAAGCGTTGCTGTTGCCAGCGTTCGACAGGAAGTGACCAGTGATAGCAGCAGTCGGGATGCGCGCAGTCTTGACGATGCGAACGCCCTTGATCTCGTAGATGATACCCTTCGCGTAGTCGCCGTTACCGGCCGCGAAGTCACGCGAGATAAGCTTGTCGTGATCGAGCAGAACGTCGAACTGGGTAGGACGGACGAAGATCACGAGTTCAGTCGAATCAATCTCTTCCTCTTCCATTTCGACGATGATGCCGCTGATCGCAGTAGCCAGCTTGTCGGGATCGAGTTCGTCACCAGCCAAGGCCAGCACGGTATTCTTGCCAGCGCCAATCGACTGCTTCGCAGCAGTACCGTCACCGAGGACGGGAGCCGTAGCCACCGAGCCCTTGATGCCCATGATGATGAACGCCTGATCGAAGAACTTGCCAAGCTCCTTACCGTGATCCTGTGCAAGCTCCATACGCGCGTCGAAGTGCGTCTGAAGATCGTTCAGCATAGAACGGTTGTCGCGAGCGAGCACGACGGTATCGACGGTCAGCGAGACCTTACCGAACGGGGTGACTTCGCCAGCGGGGCGGACGCCGGGAACCAGCGCCTTCAGCGTGGTACGACCAACGCGGTTATTCGAGATAGTATCAGTGCCACGAACCGGACGGATTTTCGCGTACTGCCGCATGATAGCGGACTTCGCGAACTGGCTTTCGACTTCGCCACCGTACTGTTCGAGCAGAAGGTCCACACTCACATCTGAGAGGTCGGGACCGGGAATTTCGTAAGACAAAGTTTCTCCTATAGGGAATGTATGCGGACTAGTCCGCTGTATCTCCTAATAGGGAGGTACAGCGGGTCCGTAGTCAGATGCCTGCTTTCTTGCCAGCCAGACGCCGAGCGTCTAACGCTTTGATTTCCGCAGGCTTTGCATTGCGTGCATGCGCAGTCTTGAGTTCAGCGAGGTACTGCGCGCGGCTTAGAGCCGTACCGATGACCGTACCAGTGCTATCACCGACAGCCAGCTTGTTCGTACCGAGACCCTTTTGATCTGGCGCAGAGTTGTACAGACGGAGAAGCTCCTTAGCGCCGAGGTCAGCACGGATACCACCTTCGTTAAGCATGGAGCGGATTTCATCCACCTTAGCTTTGAATGCAGGATCAGCCTTCTCGGTCTTCTGAGCCCACGTCTTAACCGTGTCCCAGTTCTCCTTACCGCCGAAGATGCCGTGAACCTGAGTGACGGTCTCCGTAACCTTAGCAGCCAACCCTTCGTAGTGTGCAGTGACGCCAGCCATGACCAGCGTGGCCTTGGCCTTACCGAGCTTGGCTTCAAGTCCTGCAACGTCAACGTCGTTCAGGTCGCCAGACTTCAGAGCCTTGGCGAAGAACTCGTTCGCCGCGTTCGGTCCAACGCCCGCTTCCTTAAGCAGTTCGATGGCAGCGTTAGCAGCCGGGCTTTCGGGGAAGCTCGTGTAGTCCTTGAGCGGACCAGCGGCTTCCTTATCGGCAGCAGCCTTCTCCGCAGCCGCCTTTTCGGCAGCGGCTTTCTCTTCAGCAGCCTTAGCCGGATCAACGATGACAACGGAGTTCTCTTCGTCGTCACCCTTCTTCTCAGGAGGCGCGTTTGCCGGGGCAGCGGGAGCCTTGGGAGCGCCCTTGTTGTCGAGAGCACCTTCGTCGAGGTTCTCAACCGTAGCGCCCTGTGCGGCCAACGCCTTCTCTGCTACGGTAGGTTCAGTGGTCATGCAGTCTGTGATCCTTGTACGGCTGCTTTACCGGCCTCTGCGGCAACGGTCCCGGCAGCTTTCTGTTGTTCGAGTTGAGCTTGCTGCTGTAGAGCACGCTGCTGGTTAGCCTGCATTTCAGCCTGCGTGTATAAGAACTTGTTGTGGTCAACCTGTCGCTGTGTACCGAGGTACGCCGCGAACTTCAGTGGGTTGATCGCGGCACGGATTTCTTCGGGCACAGCATCGAGAATAGCCATGTCACCTACCCACATGCGCACGTTGTCCAGTTCTCCCTGACGAGAGAGACTGTCCATGCCTGTGATGATCTGCGGCCGGATGCCGTTCTGTACGCCAGTGAACCCGATATGATCGAGCGTGATGTACGCTGTCGGCCCCTGCCACTGCAAAGCCATACGCGAGTAGATACCGCCCACCGACATCTCAAGCTCGTTCGCTTGGATGCGGATTTCTTCAGCGGTGACGCGCTCAGCATCACGAGTGACGGACGAGTTCAGTAGGAACGCTTGCGCGATCTGCTTCTCGTATCGCTGGATCATCGTAACGATGAAGTTAGCGTCGTTGTTCTTGTCGGTCTTCACCGCGACAACATCGCCTTCCTTACCGCTATGGTAAGAGCCAGCTTCGCTGTTGTTCAGCGCCTGTACGTCAACGAGTGACGCCGGGTTCACGAGGAACTTGATATCTCCCATGATACCGGCGAGATTAATAAGTGACTGCGTGAGAACTTCAGTAGCGTGGAACGCACCGGAGTAGTCTTCGACGAGCCCTCGTCCGTAGTCCTCGCCGCGAACGAGTGTCCACGTCAGAGGTATCCACGGCAGAACTTCCTTCGGCCAGCTTGCGCCTGCCGTGTCGAGTGCAACGAAGCCAGCTTCCTGCGTTGCATGAAACTTACCGTCTTCCATCAGCCGGATGCGCGTGAAGACAATTACGTCCGAGTTATCTTCGTACTCGGGAGTGTTCGTCTGCTTCTTGGCGCGTAGCTTCTCTTGTACGTCAGGATGGAACGTCTCGAATGCTTTGCACTCGCGCGTCATGATCTCGATGACAGCGCCGCTCAAGTCACGCACCACGCAGTAGTCGCGAAGATTGAAGACTTGTGCAGGCTTGTCCTTTGGATGATACACGAGCGCGTTGCCGGTAACGACGATCAACTGTGCAGCGTAAGTAGCTGACGGTCGATACGCGACCATATCGAGGTACTCCATAGACTCACGTTCAGTGCCGTTAAGCTCTTCTTCGATCTTGGTAGTCAACGTAGCCAGTTCTGCCGGATCGGAACCCTGCGCTAGCGTCTTGATCTGCTTCATCTGCTTCGCACTAAGCGAGAGACGGAAGAATGGACCCTGCGGTCTGAACAGTGTGGTGACAATCTTGTTCGACAGATGGTTCACAGCGCGTGCGCCGATGCTGTCGTTGCTCAGTTGTCTTTCGCTAGTGTCAGCAGTCCCTGTGTTCTCAGGGAATAGGTACGGCAGTGTCCACTTCGCGTACTGCTCACTACGAGTTTTGAACGAACTCTTCTTGCCGTCTAGGTGGTCCCACCTGTTTTGCAGTGTGCCCTTCGGCGCAGTGGATGCAGTCATTACAGACCTAGACCACCGCGACCGAGACCGCCGAGCGGCTTGCCGGTGACGCGCTTCTCAGTGAAGCCTTCGTACAGCGGCGTTGCGGAGTTCGTGTTCTTTGTAGCTCCGTCGCCTACACGGACTTCTGCGCCAGGAGCGCGAGCAGTTGTCGGCTCACGAGCGGGCGGGATAACGGGTGGAGGCGGCGCGGGAGCGTCGTTACTGCCACCGAATAGCGAGGTAGCAGCAGTCACAGCGCCAATAATGGCGGTGATTGGATCGCACAAATTAGTTTATCCTTTTAGATACGGTGTTGGCCTCGCGCGTGTAGCCAAGCCGCTCGTACAGTCTCAGAACTTCCTCTGTGTTGATGCGCGTGCTTGTTCCCGCGCGTACATGAATACAATTCAGACGCTTAGCGTCGAACTCGAACTGTTTGATTAGTCGTGCGGCCAGTAGACCGCCTCTGTATTCGGGGAGGATGTAGAGCAAGAGTTCGTAGGCGTTCAGTTCACTGTCGAACCAAGTTCGGTTCGCAATGCCGAACATGAAGCCTCGAAGATCAACGTCGATGAACCCGATGAATGCGGGCTGCTCGATCATGGACGTGAGTGTAGTACGAACGTAGTCGGGGTCGGGCCTTACTTGAGAGTAGTGCGGGCTTTCGACATGCAACGCGAGAAGCATTTCAATAATCAGCCCGACATCATCGGCCCTGATCGGTCGAAGCATCACTCTCCTAGTTTAACGATGGCTCCGGTGTTGGTTTGAGTGTCGCGCAACGCTGAAGGCTCACCTGTTACGGTGCGTCCTTGCGCAGCGTGATGCTTGATCCACTCAATGACCTTCTGTTCGCCCGCCGCTTGCATAAGCTCGTCGCGGTCGAAGCCCGGTTTAACCTCGAAAGGTCGGAAGGCGTTACAGAGTGCCTTGATGAACTCCTGTGATACAGGAGGAACGGATACTGCACTGATGTAAGCGGCCATTAGGACCGCACCGGAAGCGTGATCGCCTCGTGTAGACCAGCCTCGCGCAGAAACGTATCCAGTGTTTCCGGCAGAGGCTGGCCTACAGCGACGAACTTGATCGCTTCCTCTAGTTTGTCCTCGTCGGACAATTCTTGGTAGCTCAATTTCTTTCCTATTAGTCTTTTACCTAATAGGGAGGGAACTATCCGAAGAAGTACAGCGACTTCCTTACATCCTGAATATCGAGCGTGCCGTATGGCGGGATCGGCTCAAGCTCGTACTCTGTGTCTTGGTACTGCGCAGCTAATGCTTGCAGTGGATCATGGTCCGCGTACAGCGCCACGAAGGTCTCTCGGATGATCTCGCCCAGTCGTTCAGTGTCTGCGGCGTGTGTGCCGAAGTCATCATGAATGAACGCTAACGGTGCGATACCTTCCGCCTTGCATTGTCGTACTACCGCGCGCATGTGCGCTGCGTCTTGTGAGTGAACGAAGTTAGGGGCCACGCCGTTGCGTTGCCGATTGCGGTCGATGTCTTCCGTGAATGTACCGACGCGGAGTTGGAAGCGTCCGCCTAGTTGCGTCTCGATCTTCGTCGAGTTGATTACGCGAGTGCCCATGTACACCGGGAAGCCATCGTAAGCCGTCCATGTGATCGGTTCGTTCGCCTTGCTCAGTACACCGGCTGCTTTCTGAAGCCAGCGCATGGCGTCCCTAGCGGCTACGACAACCTCTCCAATAGAGGTCCACATATACGGAGTGAGCCAACACGCGGCTTTGAAGTTGCCCTCGAAGTGCTCGCGGTCAGTCGCCATCACGTACTCGAAGATGTACTTCGTGCAGGACTGCCGCGTCGATCCATAGGGCAGCGTCATCACCGGACGCTTGGCTAGCTTACGCGGTACAGTGCCTTCGCCGTGCGCGTCGATGTACGGCAACCATCCAAAGGGATCGGCCTGTTCATTACGAAGTGCTTTCGTACATACTCTTGCCACTGCGGAGTAGATGTCTGCTGGTACAGCCATCGGTACAAGGTTGGTGTAAGTACCACCCGTTTCGTCTCGCAGCATGGCGCTGAAGTGTTGCAGTCCGTTGCATGTGCCATCGCGGCCAACAGGAATGCGTGATCTGTAGCTTCCGATATCATGTCCCAGTGCTTCCAATGCTAGTGCGTCTCTGTACTCGAACAGCCACGCTAGGAATTGCCACGGCTTATCTGCGTTGCCCCACACTTCCGTATGAGACATCGGATCGTTAGCCGCCCGCAGGAAGAACTCCTGCTGCTCGTCCACCCACTTCACTCGGTCGTCGTAGCTAACCTTGTCGTGTCCGAAGCGGTTCGCTCCGTTGACACGTAGCCAGTACCATCCGCTCTTACCTAATGGCTTCGACTGATTAGGTCGTAGAAGTCCCTTAGAAATGTCGGCACCTTGGGGATTGAAGCCCGATGTCGTTGGATAGAACCTCCCACGACTATCCGCGTACCAGACGTACCAGAACTTGTCGTACTTGGTGTACTCGCTGGCAAGGCGGATGATGCGAGAAATTTGGAACGACTTACTTCGCCGCTCCTTCTCCTGTGTGTGTATCTCTGCGGCTTCATGTTTCCAGTCCGTCAGTGCTTCCTGCTGAGCCTCCGTAAGCTCAGTGCCTTTCGCCACCGGGCTTGGTGGAATTTCTAGCGGGTCTTTCTGCGGCATGCCTATGCGGAGGTTCGCATTCCAGCACGCCACGACGACAGCAAGGACTTCCGTGTTCACTTCCCACGGCACTTCCTGAAGCGCGTTCAGCGCCTCCATCGTCGCCGTCAAGTCACCGCCCTGTACGTGCAGCCTGTGTTTCTTACCGCTCGTCTTAATCATCGGCGTTGCGTGACGAAGTTCAGGACTGTAGTAGCCACCTTGGTTCAGCCCTGTCCAATCGTCCGGTGGGATGATGCAAGGCATCTTGTCGGGGAACAGAAACTTGCTGAACTCCTTGTGCTCGTCGATCCACTTCTTAGCACTCTCGGTCGGCACGATCAGCGTCCGTGTCTTACCGTGCTGATTGAACTGTCGCTTCTCTATGAGGTCTGTGTTCGTCAGGATCACGTCCACCAGCTTCATGCCGACTTCAGCACGCTCTGCTACCGTCCACTCGATCCACTCGTCTGCTAGCTCGTTCGCCTTGTGCGTCAGAACCCGGTGCATGAAGCGGTAGTCCTTCGTGCCCTTACGCTTAAAGTCTTTCTTGATCGCAGCGTAGTAGTCGCCGTGCAGTTCTTGGAAGCGGGAGAAACGAACTTCGTCCTCGACCATTCTTCCGATGCGAGTAGCGAGGCCCGCCAGCGGTGCCTCGTGAGTGAACGAATTGAACACAGCCTGCATTGCAAGATACATCGCCTTGTCTGGCGAGCAACGCTGCAACAGCGTTCTGATCTTGCCGTGCTTACCCGGCCTATTGGTCTCGACGAAAGAAGTCAGCGCCTCGATCAGAGGCAGCATGAACTCCTGTAGTAGTCTCTGTGCGTAGGCAGTCTCTGCACCGCGCCCAGCTTCTTCTGCTTCCTTGGTGGTCCTCTCGAACGTCTCCGCGCCCTTGAATACCATCGTGCGTTCAAGCTCTAACTGAGCATCAATCGTCTGCATTTCCTATTGAACCGTTTCTTTTGCTTTAGCGCGCCGCTGTCTTGCCTTCCGGTTAGTGCGCTCGCGCTTCTCATCTGCTGTCTTATGTAGCGGATGATAGAGACCAGTCTGATCGGTCTCGTGTTTGATCCAATACAGGATGACTTGCCCCAAGAAATCTTTAGGCGTGAGTGTTCTCTTCGCTCTGTTCGCTAGGTTGTATATTTTCCCCTCGATACCATTGCAGTTACGACAAAGAATCCCCCGGATTAATCCGGTCTTGTGGTTATGATCCAGACATGCAGAGGCCATAGTTAAGGGTTCCGGGCAGAGACAGCACTTGTGATGCTGTCTCTGCAACAGAGCCTGTTTGACTATAGGTATTTCCGCAGTCTTGATCCTACGACGGGGTTCCGACATAGGATCGATGTTTTAGATAGTGGTTGAGCCACCACTTAGGCGCACTGATACCAATACTATTCAGTGCGCGGCGTATCTGTCGCCGCACGCGCCTTCTGTCTACGTTGCCCCTGAACGAGAACCTTGAATGGTTTCTGTTGTTGTCACTGTCCAACCACGGTATCAACACAACTATGCCGTGTCTATACCTCATTGCGTTGCGCACCGTCGCCAATAGTTTAAGACGCAGTTTGGATCAGTGCTGTGCTTTCGCATCCACAGTAGTTGACCTTCTGATGCAAAGGCTTTGCCCCACGGTACAGGATCACCAGTCTTGTGATGAACGAACCCCGTAGTTTCACCGTACCTCTTGTACAGTCCTTTGATCGTAGCGAACGCAACCGCCGCGTTCTCGATCAAGTCAAGTATCAAGATTGCCGTAGCAGGTCCGCACAAACCGTCCTTGCGTTCGTCGATTACCTTCTGCGCCTTCTCCTTCTTGGCATCCGTCGCGTGTTCATCTTCCAGCACAGCCTTCGCTTTTGTAACGGCCTGTGTCGGCTTGATGAAGTTCATGACGTAACCGGGGATCGCCGGTAGTCCACTGATGTTGTCTGCCGTATCCCCGATTAGCATTTGTGCCCAAAAGAATTTGTGACCAAATCCCTTCAATTGCTTCACAGTGCCGCTTGTCGTTGTACGCTCTACGAGTTCGACGTATCCAAAGTCATCGCTAGTATCTCGAAGTTGTCCAGTGTCCCAGTCGAGCTGCAAACCGGGAACCATACGAAGGTCTTTGTCCTTGGACGCGATGACACTGAGGTTGCGATCTCCGCGATCAATTGCTGCATACTGAGCCGACGCCATGCCATCGTCTGCTTCACAGAACTGATGAAGGGTGCCGGGGTATCGCTTGACGAGCCATTCCCGCATGATCCCGAGGTAGCGCGGTTTGGGTTTTTCAATGCGGTTCCCTTGGTACTCTTTGAGCAAGGCGAGGTCATAGCGACCGCCCTTGTTCGAGGTTGACGGAGTGACATGAAGATGCACATGCTGTGCAGCAGCGAGACCCCGTAGGGTCTCCACTGCGACTTCAGCATTGTGCTGCATGTCTTCGTAGGTCTTGTCGTCCGTACCATCGACCTTCTCTGCCGTGACTTGGTACGCGAGAAAGTCTGCGTCGATATGTACCGTACGTCCGTGTACTTGCGGTGGGAACTCTACAGTCTCAGCGTCGTGCGCTAGACCGTCGAGGTCTCCTAGCTCGATGCCGTTGACCTTCACTTAGACGAGGCCCAGCGCGGCCAGCGCGTCGTCAGCAGGCGCTGCCTTCTTAGCGGCGGGCGCTGATGGCTTCGCAGCGGCAGGCTTACCAGCAGGCTTCGCTGCGGCCTTGGCGACCGTGGCGACGGTCTTCTTCTCGACCGGCTTCTCTTCCGGCTGCTCCGCGACTTCCTCTTCGGAGGTCGGCAACTCAGCGACACCACCGAGCAACGCTTCCAGCGCCGAGCCGGAATAGTTCGATGCGTCGAGGATCAGTTCCTGCAACCAGTTCTTGCTGACGTGCTCGACTGCGCCGCCGTCCTTCTTGACTTCGCGGGTGCCGTCGATGAACAGGCTGTCCCAAGTTTCCTTGGTCGGATTGTTGAACAGGAACAGACGGAGCGGGCTGATCGGATCGCCAACCGGCACGTCCTTCTTCGTCTCTTCCAACGGGTCGATGATGAACGGAGCGCGGATACCGTACTGACCATCCTGATCGAGGTTCACATAGGTCCGCTTCTTGCCTTCAGCCTCGACGACGTTGTGATAGATCGTGATGATGAAAGCCTCGCCCAACATCTGAGCCATGTGCTTGATGCTGTCGCGACCGTAGGTCATAGCGTTGAACAGCTTCTTGAACTTGGCCTTGTCCGACATCTTCTTCGAGATACGGATCGACACGCGGTCGGCGCGGACGCGCTTCTCACCTTCGACCTCGTACTCGTGAATGTTCTTCTTCGGATGTAGCAACTCGAACGTCAGTCGGACGCACTCTGCGTCGGGCTTGGGCTTGCCGTTGTAGTCGGGCTGCTTCTGCTTGCCGATCTCGATGTACTCGATGAAGCGGCCGACGGTAGCGCCAGCAGGCGGCGGTTCATTGTCGAACGATACCGTCTGCTCGACGGTCTGATCTTCCTGCTCAGCGGCAATCGCTGCGAGTTCTGCGATGCTCAATGCTTTGGTCATGTAGTCTCCTTGTGGCTTAATGCCGGTTAAGTGGAAGTGATCCACCGATAGAGCGCACACAGTGTGCGGCCGATGTAGTAGATACCGTAGATACCGAGTGCAGCGAGGAAGGATAGAAATCCGATCACATGCCACTCGTTGATGTCGTAGATGGTCAGTAAGATCATGCGTCCTCCTTCAGAACTTGGGTCAGCCCGTCGATAGCGTTACCGACGCGATGAAGACCGATGCTTATGAAGACACCGGCCACGATCAGTCCCCACATCGTTGTCATGCAAGGCGGTACTCGTGCAGACCACCGGCAACTCGACGACGCTCCACAGTGTGCTTGCCGAACTTATCTTTGCGTAGATCACGCAAGCGAGCCGACACCGATGCGACTGTACCGCCGCACTTGACGACGATTGCTTCGAGGCTGTGATAATTGCCATCCAGCATGTGCTGATGCACGCGATCTAGTTGGCTAGTAAGACGATCACCGTCAGCGGCTTCGTCATACGTAACCCCGTCAAACTTTGTCATGTTGTCCTATGCTGCTTGCTGCCAGTGATGCAGCTTCATATTGTCCGAGCGTATTCAAGATGCAGTTCAGCAGCCGCTACGGCATAGGCTTGTGCCGCTAACAGCGCCGTATCGAACCGTCCTAGGTTCTTTCGCTTCTTGTATGCGCAGATGGCCGCTAACCACTTACCTGTCTGCTTGCAGTACGAGACACCTTTGTATCCACTTGTGTTTCGTTTAGTGCGCGCAACGTTGAACATGTTGCGGCTCTTGCCAGCCTCTCTCAGATTTTCGTAGCGGTTATTGCTCTTGTTAGTATCCGCGTGATCCAAGTCGAGAACGTATTCTCCTGTAAACCACAACCAAACCAGTGTGTGCAGTAAGTACAGTTGCTTGTGGATTGACACTTGAACGTATCCGTCCTTGCGAAGCGTACCCGCCTTATCTCCAACCTTTACGCCCCATACTGTAGGCTTCTTCCAATACAGTTCACCGTCTCGATACTCGAACCGTATCTTTAGTTCTTCTTGTGTAATCACTCCGCGTGCCAATGCGTTAGTTTATTCATGTTCGGCCCGCACTCCACTTCCACCGGGAACGGTACAGTGATGTCCATGCCGTATCGCTCGTTGTAGTATTCAGGAATGCTTTCCATGATCATCTTCTTGTCGGCGGCGACTTGATCGCGCACCGACTTGTGTGCGTCGGTCCAGATACAATCGTGAACCGTGTTGCACAGGAAGGCTAAGCCTCCGTAGTTGTCAGTCTCGACGAAGCGTCTCCACAATCGTCCGCACATTGCCTGAACGAACTCACCGCCAGTGCCTTGCACCGGGTAGTTCTTCATCTCGGGTGGATTGAAAGTGTCAGTCTTACCACGTCGTCTTGCATACTCAGGTGCATCATAGCTGCGCCACGTATACAGAGTGCCTGTTGGAGCTTGCCAATATCCTCGTCTGTAAGTTTTCCACTTCCCATCATCTCCAAGAGCCTGAAAAGGTTCTGCTGATTTGATGACAGCGGTTTCGACATCGGCGTTGAAAGTAACGACACCGGGATATAGTTCATCCTCTGCCTGCATAAGTGCCTGCGTTTCTTCAAGCGACATCCCCGTTTCTTCTGCGATGGTCGCAGCGCCTGCGCCATAGGCTCGTTGGAACGAGAAGATTTTGCACTTCGTTCGTTCTGTCTTCCCGGCCTTGTAGTCGGGATGGTTCTCGTTCTTGCACCAATCGAGTGCGTACTCATATGTTATGTGCGAAGCAGTAGACTTGAACTTCGCCTCCACTCGCTTGCAGTGGAAGTCGATCCTGTCTCGAAGGTCTTGGCAAAGCTGCTCGTCTTTCGTGAGCACGCCTTGCACCACGACTTCAAGCTGGCTGTAGTCAGCCTCGATCATTTCGCCATCGTCACCGAAGCGACTGACGAACATCTGCTTGACTTCGGACTTATCACCGCGAGGGAAGTTCTGACCGTTCGGATCAGACGACGACAGACGCGACGTTACCGTGCTCGTGTGGTTCAGCTTGTGGTGGATCATGTGATCGCGCGTCTGCACGCACGTCAGCATTCCCGACCACTCGCCCTTGTTGTCCTTGCGTGCGTAGTAAGTCCCGATCTCCTTATCCAGCTTCTGCTTAGTGCGCAGCGCCTTCAGGAACGGAATGTTACGCAGCGCGAGTTCAACGATGATGTCGCCGCTCGTGCTGTAGATCGGAGCGCCGAGACCGTCTTCGTTCTTGGTCGCCCACTTCTCGTTCGGTGCCGTGATCTGCGGGAAGCTGTACAGGAAGTCCTGATACTTCACCTTCAGTTCGCCGGGCACTTCAACTTGCTTGGTCTTGTACTCGCCCTTCTTCTTACCGGACAGGTACTTTACGTACACTTCAACATCACCATACGCCGCTGCAAACTCGTCAGGCGATAATGCTGTAGTTGTACCGTCATCTAACAACCAGTGCGCTTCCGTAGCCTTCTTACGGGCTAGCTCGCCGGTCGCTTCGTCGATGTACGTAGTCTGTATCTGGTACTTCACGGTGCCGCCGAATATCAGGCAGCTAGTGTGAATGCGGCTCGCCCAGTTGAACTCGAACGGGCAGTCAGTCGGGACGTAGCTGTTAAGCTCGTCGTCCTGTGCAGCAAGGTCAGCCTGTAGTACCTTCAGCCGTCTACCGGCTTCGGCTACGTCAACCTTGAGCCCATTGAACTCCATCTCCGTAGTGGCGCAGAGACCGTCCATGCGGTCTTGGATCATCTTGACTTGACCCTGCTCCACCGCCTTCTTGATCTGACCGAGGAACACGATCTCCGTGTTGCGGATGTCACCGCCGTTGCGCTGTTCTTCCGGCGTGCCAACTAAGTAGTCGATCAGCAAGTCTTCGGGGATCGCAGACGTAAGCACGCCTGCATCCCATAGCGCCTTCACTTCGTCGATCTTGGTAGTGCCACCGTACTTCGGTGCAGTGTCGTTCAGTGACGCCATGTGTGCGTCGGGGTGCTGCGCTCGCAGCAGATACTCTGCGTACTGGCAGCACCATACTTTACCCCCTCGCTTATAGAACTCGCGTAGGCTTTCGTTGCCCTGCGCCATTTCCCATAGCAAGTCGAACTTGATATTGAACCCAACTAATAGCGTCACGGATTTCTCGATCTTTAATGTCGAGGTCCGATTGTGGGATGGGAAGTATTCCCACTGACACGTCGTGTCGCCTTGGTTCTTCCAACCGCGCGCCACGATCCAGTTGCGCTCGTCGAACGGAGACGCTTTGCGTTTGAAGCTGCTGTGCGTCTCCGTCTCTAAGTCGAAGACCTTGTACATCAGCGATAGCGTTCAGTCGCCTGATGATCTTCTTCGTGGCACCAGTTGCAGATACCGTTCTCGGTATCACATTCGCCGACAATCTCTGTGCAGCGCATGCACTCTACTTGCGGCTCAATGATCTCGTCTTGCAACAGCATCAGAACACATCCTCTTCTGTCTTGGGTGGAATACGGAGCGGCCACGGATACTTCGCTTGCAGCTTGATGAACTGCTTCATCGTAGCTTCGTAGCCCCAGTCTGTTCGGTACAGCGTGATCTGCTTGTCTTTGTAGTCGCGCCTGAACTCGTACTCGATAACGCATCGCCCGGCACTCAACTCGATACCGGCTTTGCAGATACCGAGGTTGAAGCGGCTGATGATCGACTTGACATTCAGGTCTTGGTCGTCGTGATCGTGAAGACCGATCAGGTTCACGATGTCAGTTGGAAGATCATCCTGCAATTCAGGACGCATACAGAACTCTTCCTGTCTAGTGATCGACTGATGCCGATACTCAGGAGTGCTGTCGTCGAACGATACCGCGTTGCAGTCCTCGTCTGTCAGGAACTCGCGTACTCGTCTGAAGTCTCCACCGGAGACATACAAGTCGATGTCGCGGATTGGCTTGTCGCAAATAGTATCGCGAACGTAGCCACCGCAGATCACCGACTTGTAGCCTTCTTGGTTTATCTTCTTCAGCAGAGCTAGCGCGGATGTAACTCGCGCTTGATCCATTAGTTCGGCAGCAGAACCGGGAACGCATCGTTACCGAATGCGCTGTGATACTTCGCTGATGGCTTCGCCTTCTCGACAGGCTGTGCAGCAGGCTTTGCAACCGGCTTAGGCTTGGGCTTCGGTACAGGCTTCGCAGCGGGTACAGCCGGGTCCGTCTTGGTGACGGTGTACGGTGCTTCCACCTTGGCAACCGGCTGTGTGACAGCTACAGGAGCCTTGGCTACCGGCGCAGCCTTCTTGCTGCACGCCCATGCAGTAGCCCACACCAGCGCCACGATGACAGCCAGCGTGATATAAATCTTCTTCTTCATGATGTTCCTTGTTCGTGAGGACCAATCATCCAGTCCTCAAGTTCTGTTTCGCTATCAAAGTCGAGGTCGTTCTCGCTCCATATGTCGTGCGGACGTTCTCGACGACGTGTGCGTGTGATGCGCTTCGAGCGCCTACGCGGCTTCAGTGAACGGTATGCCATTCACCATCGACACGCTTCTCGATCTCGACGACCGCGCGTATGTTGATGTCGGTAGCCTTCGTTTCTGATGCGGCTTCCTTGGCTTCACCGATGGACTTGTACGGCCCACCGACAGCTTCACCGGCCTTGTACCAGTAGCCTCTGCGGATACTCATGCGAGACAGTATCCTCGCAGTTCACATTCCCTGTCGCTCTTACATCGACCGCACGACGTGAACACGCCTTCAGTACCTGGCACTACCGTAGCGTCCACCGGAGCATCACCGCCAGCGTCGTTTGGTGTAGCCCATGTGGCCCAGTCTGTAGTGCACTCTATGGTCTCGCGCCGAGGCGAGCCGCCGATGTTCTCGCCGCGTTGACGAGCCAGAGCGTCCCTGTGCAGAAGATTGAACTTTGACTGTCGCCACTCTATTTCATCGAGCACACGATCAGCGTTAGCAGCATCAGCCCATGACTGATCCTTACGCTCCTGCGTAAGAGTAGCCTCGCCTCGCTTAGCCTCTTCCTCGATCAGATAGAGTTCAAGCGTAGCCAGTGCATTCCATGCTCGGTGCGCCAGATGCAGTTTGTGGCTCTCGGGGCAATGCGTCTCGCCACGCTGAAGTGCATTGTCATGACGACCGTGCGCGTCATCGTACCGATTGAACGCATCCTCGACTTTCTTCCAGCCGCCCCATTCTTTGTACTTCTCGTAGCCGAACTGAGAGATAAGTGCGACGCCTTCGATGGCGCGGGGAAAGTATCTGGCGAAGCCCCTAGCGATAGGAGCCTTACCAGTATCCAGTTTCATAGTGCTTAGGTTCGCCACGTAATCAAATCCTGTTCAGGGAAGTATCGAACGAAGTAGTCAGTGTACTCAGCGCGAACGTCGCGCCAGTGCTGCTCTACGAACGTGATCCCGATTGGCTGTGCATCGCCATCGTGCGTCCACTTATCGGACTTCCAGTTCTCATATCCCCACGTAGCAATGCGTTCGTCCTGTCGGATTTTCACATCGTACTGCTTGATCTCGGCAAGCAACTCGTAGGGTACGTGCATTGCGTCGAAGATGACGCGTCCTGCTGCCTTCTCGTGCTTCTTGTAATTACCTAGTGTCGCCTTGATCGGTGACGCTATGTCGTTGAAACAAGCCTCTGACCAGTCATGGATCAGAGCGGCCTGACGAAGATGCGGCGGCACTCGTTCGGCCATGCGTAGCGAGTGCAGACCTACCGAGATGGGGAATGGAAGATGTCCGGTGTAGCGGTTCAGATTGCAGATGCTGTGAATGAAGTTGTGTGGCCGCACGTCTTCCGGCTGAAGGTTCAGCACGTCAACCATGCGACCATCGTACATGCGTATGATGGCTTGTGCCATTGTGTCCTAGAAGGTTACGCTCGCGGTTAGCACCGCTGCGCCAATCCAATAGATGACACGCCGAACGTCACCCTCCACTGCGTAGACCGCAGCAGAGCCAAGTGACATAACGATCATCATGGATGGAAAGATGTATTGCTTCACGCAGCGTCTGCGCCGAGAACAGACATCCACTCGGATGACTTCTTCGGTGCTTTGTCTACGTAGATGTCCCAGTGCGCCGTCTGTCCGTGCTTCTCGTGCACGAACCACAGAGGCTGCGTCGGACGATCCGGTTTCGCATTCAGTGCGTTCTTGACGTACTCGCAGTAACCCTTGATCGAACCTGCTCCCGTAGAATTGGGTAGCCAGAGACGCTGATGGTAATGACCGTGCAGCATCATGTCGAAGGGAGTGCCCTGCGAGCTATAAGCTCCTGACTTCTTTACTTCGCCGCGCCTGATCGGACCAATCGCGCCAATGATCCCATCACCGCCACCCACGCCAAGCATGTCGCCGTGGAGCAAGAGATACCGAATATTGAACACTCGGTAGAGGACTTCGTTGGATGGTCGGACATCAAACTGTACTCGCGGATCGTCTGCGAAGTGCCGAATGAGCATCTGGTAGATAAGCCAGTCGTAGTTCTTGCGGTAGTATCGCTTGAACTCAGGACGATGCGTGGTGCGTCCGTGGTTGCCCGGCACGCAGGGCACGTACACTCTGCCGAACCTGTCAGCAAATCGCGCAATGCCGCCCGCAATCCACTCGAATGCTTTAATCGAAGCCGGGATTGCTTCGAGTTCGTCGGTTGCCACCAGTTCAGGGTGAAGACCCCCACTGACCATATCTCCTGTAAGGTTGATGACGATGCCGGGATACACGCCGGTATGGTTCTCAGTGCAGAGCTTGTCTGTCACTGAATACAGTCGCTCGACGCGCTCTCGCGCTACCGTCATGTTGTATTCGTTCACGCCGTTGACTTCAGCCTTCGTCACGCGCTCGCCTAGATGCCAGTCAGCCCACATTGTCACAGGGACTTCGGGAGTGGCCTTGAAGCGTTCACGCGGCTCAGCCTTGCGTACCCAAGCAGGGATTTGCTTCGGAGTGTTGACGATGCCTCCGAGGACATCACTAACGATGTCGTTCGAGTTACCGTCGCGCAGTGCCTTACGTAAGTCCTTAGTCAAACGGTTCACTTGGTCTTGTAGCGCGAGGATGCGCTTCGCTTCGTCCACCTTAACCGGGCGGACAGTCTTCTTTGCCGTCACTATGATCCTACTGGTATGTCTCTGTAGCGCGCCCTTGTACCGTCGAAGATGACTTCAGCGCGCGGATCGCTAGCGCCGTCCGGTCGTCTCAACTTGTTCTTGGGCAGGCCGATGAAGCGTGAACCGGCTAGGCCAATGTCATTGGATGCGCCGATCATGAGTTGGAAGTCGCAAGCACCTTGCTTGCCGGTCTTGCTGTCTTTGAGCATTCCGAGAGTAGGGAATTGCATCCCGTCGCCATCGTTACTGATCTGGCTGGTAGCGAGGCCGATGCAGTCGTACTTGACGCTGCGCTCTCTCGCCCACTTGTACATTTCCTCAAGCATGAGGTCTGTACGTGCCATATCGCCGAAGCCCCTGATGTTGTCGATCATGTCGTACACGATGACACCGGGGTTGCTCTCTTCTAGTATGCTTTCGATCTGTCCTGTAGCGAAGCCATGCACGTCAACGATTCGTATCTTGTCGAGGCGTCCACCGATGGACTGTTTGTATTGCTCGACTAGTACGCCTTGCGAGTGCTGCTCCTTCATGTCGCTCATGGACAGGTTCAGTGCAGATTGGTACAGGCGCGGAATGATGCGCTTGCCCGGTCCTTCGTTGTTCAGCCAGACGATGTTACGATCTGGCGGTAGCTGCGGGGCGAAGTATGTGACCTCGCTCGATATGAACGAAGTCTTCCCTTTGTCCGGGCGTCCGGCAATGATGCCGAAGTCTCCGGGTCGCAGCTTGCGCATTGAGCGGTTCAGACAATCGATCCGCCACTCTACGCCGCTGTCGTCGAACTCGTCTTGCAACAGTTCTCCGATTGGCGTGTCGATGTAGCTAATCGCTCGTCTGCCTGTACGATCTCTGAAGCCGTCCATTGTCCGGTTCACAGCGTCGTAGGCATCGGCTAGATCGCCCTGCTGGAATTGCTCCGCAAGGTTCGCCAGCTTCGTCATCAGTTCGAGTTCAGATAGTTCTGCGAGGATGTTGCGCCGCTGATCTTCGTCAGGTTCAGGCACAGTGTTCAACAGCATTGCCTTATAGCCGTTGAACTTCTCGTCGCTCATCTTTGGATGCCACGCTTTGAAGCGAGGCAGGAACGTAGTCATGTCCACGGAAGTATGCGTAGGAAACTTCTCGAAGTATTTTCCGAAGTCCTCGATGATAGCCACAGCTTGTGGATCGAGGTTCGCTCCGGGTATCATGTCCTTCAGCTTAAAGAAGTCTGACCTCCTGCGCATTATCCGCAGTAGGATAACATCTATGATAGCAGTCTCCTTATCTCCCGGTTGCTGTAGTATTTCGGGTCTTGTTCGGTTCGGATGCGCTTGGTCGTGTATCCCTGCAATGCGAGGGTACGTTCGCGCTTGAACGCCGCCTTCTTTCCTGCTCGATCAGGATCAAGCCAAATGGCAATGGTTCTGGCACCCTCTGCGCACGCCAGTTGGTATTCATTCGCGCTTGTACCCAAGAGGGCCACGCATCGCTTCGCGATACGGCCCACACGTACTGCCGACAGAATGTCCTCTGTGATGACCAAATCCGGTCCACTACCTTCAGGCCAGTCTTCCGTGGCAGGCAATGCAATAGCAGGGTCAGCAGTGAATACAGCGTGGGCAGGCGATGCCATACGCTCAATATACTTAGGCTTAGCATTGATCGTGCTCCGTGCTGTGAAGCCAACCAGTGCGCCATCTCTATACACGGGTATCACTACGCGGCGCAGTGATGCGCTGTAACCAAAGCCGTAGTGCCTAGCTATGGTCGCGTTGATTCCCGCCTTATAAAGCCAGACGGCTTCACTGGTTGGGATGTCGAGTGTGAAGTCTTTCGGTAGTCGGACGTGCGCTTCTTGCAACAAAGCGAACTCTTCCCGACGACGACGCAACTGATCTATGCTGAAGTCGCCGTGAGCAACGAAGCCGCGAGGCCCGCACCTAAAACAATAGGCGCGGTATCCTCGTTCCTCGTTACTCACCATGAGAGACTTATCTTGTGCGCAGCATTCGATCCGTATGCGCCGCCCGGCTGCTAGTGTCTTGGCAGTGGTGAGCCATACAGGATCGTCAGCCATTACCAGCCTTTGGCGCGACGTTCCTGTGCGTGCAGTTCGTCGAGGCTCACACGATCCTCGTCAGGAAGATCGAACACGTCTTCGCCAGCACGGCCTTTGCATTCACCGGGCGGGACTTCATCGTGCGGTATGTGGCAATGGATGCACGGATCGTACTGATGACCCTTGTTCTGTATTCCCATAGTAGTCCCCTGTGTTAACGCCTAAATGCGTTGGTGATGGCTTTAATGCCAAGTAGTCCTGCCGTCAGTCCGAAGAACGACAGCAGTATCTGACCTTCCCAGTCGTTGAACGGGGGAGGAAACTTCAGCACGCCGATACCCATCTTGAAGTTGGTATCGAGGCCGACGAGGTTCACATGGATGACGAACGGGAGTGCGATCAAGAACGTGAGCAACCGCATTTCCCAAAAGCCCGCCGTGTTGCGCCGGTTCTCCGACATGGCGTCGAGTTGGTTCTTCGCCCAAGCTGCTTGAGTGCGTTCGCTCTCGTTCGCACTGTCCTTGTACTTGTTGTACACGCCGGTCAGCGTCGAGAGCACACCGTTCAGTCCACCGCTAGTTAGATAGCTCCAACCGAGTTTAAGCAGAAACATTGGCCTGCTTCGCTTCGTACTTCTCGTAGAGCCACCAGCCGACACAGCCGACGACAGCAGCCACGGTAAGCGTGGTCGCTATAGTCGTACCGTACTTGGAGAACACTTCGAGGAACGGCTGTATCTGATCGAAGTAGCTGGCACCGCCAGCCACGGCACCGCCCGTCGTAGTGGCGATGGTGCCGCCGACAACAACCTTGTTCTTGGTGGTCATTGGAGGCGGCGGCGATACATGGTTCTCGTGCATCGCCTCGTCTATGTCGGGACGAAGCGCACACAGAGCCTTGAGTACCGTCAGCGTACCGATCTGCGGGTCATCGAAGTTCTTGTCCCACACATGGTCCGCAACGTACTTGCCGGTTTGCTCGTGGTTGCTACCGGCCCAAACGTAGGGCGAGTTGATGCCTTTGCCGGTGTAGCCGAGGCCGTTGAATCGTTCGCCCTCGTAGCCCATGCGAGAGGGACACCATGCAATGCCCCGAAGGTTCTTCAGGTCCAAGGCATCGATTGCTGCTTCTGCCCACGTCTTGAACGGTCCACGTCCAGCCGGTACGAGCTTGGTCTTCTTCCTCGTACCGATGATGTGTTCGCCGTTGTGAAGCACGCCAGCGAAGTTGCAGCTACTCTCTCGCATGTGCAGCGCACCGAGGAAGAACCACGGTACGCCTGTAACAGCTTCGACTTCTCTGTACTTCGTCTCGCCTTTGATAATCAGCTTGGCGAAACGATCCGCATTCTTAGCATCGGTCGATTTGATCTCGATGCTATCCCATAGTTTGGCGTACCCTTTCTTGGTCGCCTCGTATGTCCATTTTGCCATTGTTTCCTTCAGTACACGTCAGCGCGCAGAACAGTGTTCACGCCGTAACGGATGTACGATTTGATGAACTTGTTAAGATCAACGGGGTAATGGCCGAACTTGTCTGCGTACTCTTCCTGTACGTTCACAAGGCCACTAATGATGCTGATCCACTCCGCAGTCTCAGGAGACCATTCAACGTTGTTCACAACGTCAGACACCATCAACTGAAATTCGTCCCCAGCCCTTGATAACGATCTGAAGGCCAGCCAGCCCTCGAAGGCGTAGTAGTTGCCCCAGTCACCAAACACGGCGCAGTCTGCGTCCTCGTCCGCCGAGAGAACAGCTACGCAGCCAGTGCGTTTGTAGTGCTCGCGGTCGTCGTCACAGTCCTGTAGGACCATGACAGGCGGTACTATACCGTTGTCGTACAGGGACGAGATGAAGGCATTGAAGTTCTGATCGAGAGCTTGCATTTGAAAGCCGCACTTTCGTTAGCACTGTCAGTGTGCCGAGGGATGATTTGTTCATGGTTCCTGTCCTCACGCTGTTACTGTTGGCCTCTACGTCATGAAAAAGGGCGGCCCGTTCTGGACCGCCCTGTACACTCTGGAAAAAATTTTAGTAGGCAGTGAGAATTACTTCGTCGGCTTATCGTCAGTACGATACACGATCATACCGACGAACACTCCGTCCTTCGTCTCAGTACGTGACACGAAGTATTTTCCAGCTTCAGCACCCTGCCGGTTCGCTTGTGTAGTCGCGCTCTGTACCGAGCGTCGTAGTTTGTCGGGATCAACGCCGGGCTGCAACTTCACTCGGAAGTGTGCATACAGCGTCTTGTCGCCCTTCTTCTGCGGAGCCTGAAGTGCATCGAACTTGTACTTCGATCCTTCAGCCTTGCGCTTCGCGGTCGGGATGTACTCGGAGAAACCGAACTCGATCTCCCCGACTTCAACCTCGTCACGTCCGTTGTCTTCGGTCGCATCACCGTTAGTAGCTTCGACGGCGGCTTCGACGGGAGCTTCGACTGCCGGTTTGGTGGCAGGCTTCGTTCCCGGCTTCGTCACCGGCTTCGTTACAGCGGCAGTATCATCGAGGCCCAAGTCGGCCAAAGGGTCGTCACTGTTCACTCTGCTCTTATCCTTAGTCCTTGGCTTAGCCACAGGTTTCGCCGCAGGCTTAGTCTTCTTCACCACCCGATACATTCTCCCATAGCTAACTGATGTCTATGAGCGGTTGCTCACAGAGAGCCATACGCTCTGTAGATTGTTGAATACAACGATCTACGGAACGCATCTTAGTACGGATTCTAATACAGAGTCGATTATGCGTCTGTATGGTTGTGGACAGTTCGCCCCTAGAACCGTTCTGATGTCCTAATAGGGAGGGAAATCACTGCACGGATTTTGCACGGATTTGGGTGCCAAACGTTGCCGATCCGTGCCGCTTTCGGGCTTGCGTGATCGCCGCCGATACCCTACTAAGCCGTTGTTATTGCTTGAGACCGGACGCATAGCTCAGCGGGAGAGCGTTCCCTTCACACGGGAGAGGTCCAAGGTTCGATCCCTTGTGCGTCCACCATAAAACCACACCCGACGAGCAGCCTGCGCTACCTTCTTCAGTCGTGCGATTGCTAGTGACCGGCGGTTACAAATCCTTTTCGGCGAGTTTTCGAAACTCGTCAGGCACCGAACGCGAAACACCCAGCGTCGCCGCGCCGTATCCGATCGCATCCCATCCGAAGCGATCGCGGATCTTGTCGACAGCACAGTCTGCCGTCCAACGGGCCATGCCTAGCCTGCTGCCGGGACGGCGCGCTTCATCTTCAAGTCCGAGCGGGAGCTCCAGCTCCAAATCCCAGTTCTCCTCGAGATGCGATACGGAGATCGCCAACAGCGAGATGACCTTCTCGTCCGGGTGATCTGCGAGGACCGCGCGCACCAGTTCCTCGGCAAGTTCAGCGAGAATCACGGTCGCGGAGATCGGCGCACCGAGCGTTACCGAGCGCGTGACCGAGTTCAGGTCAGCGAAGCGAACGCGGACCGTCACGGTTCGGCCGGGCCTGGACTTTGCCCGGAGCCGCGCGGCGATGCGGTCCGCAAGGTGAAGCAGGGCGGGTCGAATAATCTGCTCGTCGGCCGGCTTCCTGCCAATCGCTGACTGCGCCCCGGCCGACCGGGCCCGGCGATGAGGCTTGAGTTGCCGCGGATCGCGATTCCACGCCAGCGCCGCGAGTTTCTCGCCTGTCGCGGGACCAAGCAACCGTTCGAGCGACCATCCCGGTGTCTTGGCCAACTGCCCGATGGTCAACACGCCGATTTCGGCAAGCCGCGCCTTCGTGACCGGACCCACTCCCCACATCAGCTCGACGGTTAGTTCGTGAAGGAATTCCAGTTCGGTGTCGGGATCGACAACCACAAGCCCGTCTGGCTTGGCTACCTGCGAAGCGATTTTCGCCAGATGCTTGGTGCGCGCGACACCCACTGAGATCGGCAGGCCAAGCTCGGTGCGTACGCGCTGGCGGATTGCGGCCGCAATTTCAGCAGGTGCACCGAAAAGATGGGTGCAGCCCGCAACGTCGGCAAAGGCCTCGTCGATGGAAATCCGCTCGACGAGAGGTGTGAAATCGCCGATCACCCTGATGGCGGCGTCGCCCAGCCGTTGGTAGTGCTTGAAATGGCCGCTAACAAAGATGAGTTGTGGACATAGCTCACGTGCCTGCCGTCCCGGCATGCCGCTACGGACCCCGAAGGCCTTGGCTTCGTAAGAAGCGGCAAGCACAACCCCGCCACCGACCGCGATGGGTCTACCGCGTAACGAAGGGTCGAGCAGCTGCTCAACCGAGGCATAAAAGGCGTCCAGGTCTGCATGAAGGATCGTGGCTGTCGTAGCCATCCCGACCGTTCACCCGCGAGATCTGACTGAAGTCCTCATGAGAACATAATGAGAACTTGCGTGGATGCTTGTCAAGCCGGGCTGGACATTTCCCTGGAGGCTGCAAGGAAAGTTGCTTTCCAGCCTAGGCTCCCCTGCGATCCTGTTTGCCAATCACGCGGCGCCATGAGATTGGCGCCGCTGACCGCATGGCTCACCGGCGCCTCGAAATTTTTTGAATAGGAACACGGCTCCGGCGCATCGCGCACGGCGCATCGAAATCGGCCTACCTATTCCATGCGGGCTTTTTCCTTCAGGTCGCGGATGCGAATTTCGGCCTCTTCTTTCGAGGTCACGATTTCGGACGCGTCGGGGACGCGGGCCTCTCGGCTGAGCCTCTTCAATTCCTCAAGCTGTTCATGCGTGGGTTTTTCGGTCAT